ATACTAGGAAATCACCACAACGAACCGCAATGAATTATTATAACCCTTTAGGAGATCAACGTGAGCAGATTATTTAGACCAAAGATTAGTATGCCAGCACCGCCGCCAGTGCAAGAGCAGCCTGTTTTCCAACCACCATCTTATACTCCACCATCAGGTGAAACTGAAGCAGAGATGGAAGATACGGTAGCTGAACAACAGGAAAAAGAAAAAATTGTATTAAAGAAAAAAGGCAAGAAGTCCACAATACTAACAGGCCCACAAGGTTTAACAACAGAAGCGGATGTATATTCACCAACCTTGTTAAGTTAAAATGGGTAAAGTTAGTAAAAATAAAAGTTTTAATAAGGATCCTAATAAATTTAATAAACAGGGAACAAAATACTCTGGTAAATTAGCTGGAGCTATTCAAAGAGCTAATCAAATGCACTACAACAGAAGTGTGGCTGGTAGATTAGAAAACGCTGCAAGAGAGAGTTTGCAGGCTGGTGAAGCTAAACAAATTAATCCGACAGCTGCATCTGTTCAGGCTCGTGGTCTTTTATTAGAAGGTAATAGAAGTAGTTTATTGCAAAACGCAAAACAAAATAAATTAGATAGCAGTGGTCTGAATGAATTGGCACAAGCAAACAAACAACTAGGTTTCAATGAAACAGAGGGTATGGGGCCAATCGAGTCTGTTAAGTACCAGGTTACTAATCCTGAATTTAAAAAAGATTTAAAGAAAACAAGTGAACGACTAAGAAAGATACCATCTATTGGTAATATATTATTAAATGCCCTTGGAGTAGGATCAGGAAATAAGTTGCTTGATTGATATAATACAAACTGACAACCATGAAGATCTACATGGTTTTTTAGTTAAGCATAATTTTGATAATCTTAAAGACCATACTGAGGTTGTTTGTTATGCCACAATATTTAAGTTCATGCATAATCAGAGTACGGCTGGTTTTGTATGGATGTATGAATTAGAAAATGAGCCTGGGCGTTTTAATGTTCACATGCACATTGCAGATGAATACAAAGGAAAAATTTTAAACCGTTACATTGTAAATAAGTTTTATCAGATGACTAAAGACTTTGCTGAAGTTCTTGAAGCTGATCCGATAAATCAAACATTAATAAATTTATATCAACGAATTGGTTGGAAACAAAACACCGACCATTCTGTTGAATTAAAACTACCCTATATATGGAGGAACAATTATGGGAGCCGTAAAAAAAATAGTTAAAAAGGTGGTTAAAAAAATACTACCTACACCGTCAGTAGCAACACCTGCACCAGTAGTTGCAGAACCAGCACCTGCACCAGCACCTGCCCCTACTCCAACACCTGCCCCTGTTACCCCTACTCCTGTAGTAGCTTCACCACAAACTGCTGATCCAGCACCTGTTACTGAAGAACCGATGGAAACACAGGAAACGGATCAAATGGTGCAAAGAAAGAAAAAAGGTCGTAAGCCTCTTATCTTGACATCTGCTCAAGGATTAGGTGGAAAACCTGACACATACTCACCAACTTTATTAGGTTAATATATGAAAAATAAAACAGCAGAAATGCTGGTTGATCGTTTTCAAACACTGAGAACGATGAGATCAACATGGGAAAGCCATTGGCAAGAAATTGCTGATTATATGCTTCCTCGTAAAGCAGACATTACACAACAAAGAACTCGTGGAGATAAGAGAACAGAACATATTTATGATGGTACTGCAATCCACGCCTTAGAATTATTAGGTGCAAGTTTACATGGCATGCTAACTAACGCAGCTTCCCCTTGGTTCACATTACAATTTAAAGATGGTTTATTATCTGAAGATGATGAAGCCCAAGAATGGTTAGGCTCTGTTACTGAGGATATGTATGTAGCTTTTAATCGTTCTAACTTTCAACAAGAAGTACAAGAGTTATATCAAGATTTAATATCATTTGGTACATCAGCAATGTTTGTAACATCTGATGAAAAAAACTTAGTTAGATTTAATACACGCCACATTAAAGAAATTTATGTAAGTGAAAATGAAAAAGGTTTAGTTGATACGGTCTTTAGAAGATTTACAATTCCAGCTAGAGCTGCGGTATCTTTATTTGGTGAAATGAAAGTTGGCCCTGGTATTTTTAATAAATATAAAAAGGATGTTTTTGCTGATGTTGAATTGCTCCATGTGGTATCCCCACGAGATAGTTATGATGCATCTAAAAGAGATTCAAATAACATGCCGTTTAAATCATGTTACTTAGATCCTGATGATGTTCATTTAATTTCAGAGGGAGGCTTTAATGAGTTTCCATACGTTGTACCACGTTATTTAAAAGCAAGTTATGAGATCTACGGAAGATCTCCTGCAATGAATGCACTCCCTGATGTTAAGATGTTAAACAAAATGTCTGAAGTTACAATCAAGGCAGCACAGAAACAAATTGATCCGCCTTTAATGGTTCCTGATGATGGCTTTATTTTACCTATTAGAACTGTACCTGGAGGACTTAACTTTTATCGATCAGGCTCAAGAGATCGTATTGAACCATTACAAACTGGAGCTAACAATCCGATAACAGTTAATATGATACAAGATAGACAATTGGCTATTCAAAAAACTTTTTATGTAGATCAATTGCTAATGGCTCAAGGGGGCAACATGACAGCTACTGAAGTGTTGCAACGTAACGAAGAAAAGATGAGGTTGTTAGGCCCTGTACTTGGAAGATTACAGTCCGAACTACTCCAACCCCTTATTGAACGAGTATTCAATATTTTAAATAGAGCTAATGTATTCAAACCAGCACCAGAAATTATGCAAGGTCAAAATATAGAAATTGAATATGTCTCTCCTCTTGCTAAGGCACAGAAATCAGGAGACTTAAATGCTGTGATGAGAGGGGTTGAAATCTTTGGAACCATGTCACAGTTTGCACCTATTTTGGATTATTTGGATACCGATGGTTTAGCCAAGTATGTTCAAAAGACCTTGGGCTTACCAGCTAAGATCATAAGATCAGATGCTGAAGTATCTCAAGTAAGAAAACAAAGACAGCAACAACAACAACAGGCAGCTGAACAGCAACAGGCTCTACAAGAAGCTCAAGCAGCTGGAGCAGCAGCCCCAATGGTAAAAGCTGTACAACAATAAGGAGGCAATATGGCTGATGAGCAACAAAATCAGACAATGCAAGAAGACCAGTTAAAACAATTGGTCACTGACTACAAGATAACATTTGGCACTGAACAAGGAGAACGAGTATTAAGAGACTTAGAAAATCGTTGTCACATGTTTAGAACGACAAATGTAAAAGGTGATGCACACGAAAGTGCTTTTATGGAAGGACAACGTGCTGCAATACTGTTTATAAAACAAATGATAACTAGGGAGCTTAAATGATTAAAGCATATACAGCTGCAAAAAAGATTTTCGATTTATGGTTAGCACTTAAAACCAAATGGAAAATAGCATCAGGAGTAATACTTTTGATAATTTTAATAACAATCTTTATATAAGGAGAACACTATGGCAGAAGAACAGGTAACGGCTGTCGAACAACAAAGCCAACCGTCTGAACAAACTGCTGCAACCGAAACGAGTTGGAGAGACAGTTTATCAGACGATTTAAAAACAAATGCATCATTACAAAAATTTAGTGATGTAGGAACACTGGCAAAAAGTTATATCAATGCTGAACAAATGATTGGCAAAGATAAAATGGTAGTGCCAGGAGATAATACTACTGAAGACGAATGGAACGACATCTATAATAAATTAGGTCGGCCACAAGAACCAGGAGCTTATGAACTAAAGCATGAAGTTGGAGAAGAATATTTAAACCAAGACATGCTAACAAAGTTTAAAGAGACAGCACATAAATATGGGCTATCTCCAAAACAAGCTCAAGGTGTTCTTGACCATTATCAAGACATAACTAATCAAGTTAATGTTGATAATGAAAATTCAGTAATGTTGACTCAACAAGAAAATGAAAGATCACTTAGAGAAGAATGGGGAAGAAGTTATGATGAAAATATTAACAAAGCATCATCACTTGCTAAAACATTCCTGGGTGAAGAAATATTGACAACAAAACTAGCTGATGGATCTAACCTTGGAGACAGTGCGGATTTAATTCGTGGATTAACAAAAATTGCTAATCTTGTCTCAGAAGATAAATTAGTTGGAGATAAAACATCAACTGTTGATACGGCCAATATTCAAAGTCAAATTAATACATTGACTGATGCAGGCGGTGCTTATTGGAACAAGATGGATCCAAACCACCAATCAACTGTAGATAAAGTTTTAGCCTTGAGGGAAATGCTCTCAAGCTGATATTTGAACAACCGAGAGATCGGCTCAAGATGACAACAGGGAAAGACCGTCACCTATCAGGTGTAAAATGAAAGCCAACCCTGAAAAGGATAATTGACTGTAATTTTTCTTAACAACAACTAAAAGAGGAGTACGTTATGAGTATAAACGTAACTACTGCATTTGTTCAACAATACAGTTCAAATGTAGCATTGCTTGCCCAGCAAATGGGCAGCCGTCTTCGTGCCGCTGTTGATGTAGAAACAGTCACTGGTAAAAACGCTTACTTCGACCAAGTAGGCGTAACCGCTGCTGTCGAAAGAACGTCAAGGCACGCAGACACACCTCAGATCGATACGCCTCATTCTAGACGTAGGGTTTCCCTAGCTGACTATGAATGGGCTGATTTAATCGATGACCAAGACAAAGTGAGAATGTTAATTGATCCAACTTCTTCTTATGCCAAAGCAGCTGCTGGGGC